TATCCGCCGACGCTTTGACGTGCTCAAGTCTCGTTACGCTGAACGCGATGGCCGAATGAATAAGGTTGCCTCGGTTCGTGGGGGCAACTACGAAGAAGCCTTTCCAGGTTTGTTCCCATCGGAATGGCCCAAGCCAATTGTTGCCAACTTCATTGACACCGTTGCCCGTGACCTTTCAGAAGTAATCGCACCACTGCCCACGTTCTCATGTTCACAAAACAACATGACCGACGACAATAAACGAACCAAAGCCGACAAGCGCACCATCATTGCCAACCACTACATATCCGCCTCGAAGCTTGGCCGCGAAATGTATGCTGGTGCAGACCAATACGTCACTTACGGTTTCCTACCTTTCCGTGTTGAGCCAAACTTCAAAGACCGCCGACCACACATCACGGTTGAAGATCCAATGGGTTCGTACCCAGAGTTCGACCGTTGGGGGAACTGCACCGCTTTCGCACGACGCTTCCTAAAACCCACATCTGAACTTTGTGCAATGTTCCCTGAGTACGCCGACAAGCTAAAAAACAAGAACCAGGGCCAGTACACCCCCGGTGACACAATGCTTGAAGTGGTTCGTTGGGTGGATGACAAGCAAGAAATCATGTTCGTCCCCGAACGAGCAAACCTGATCCTCGCACAAACAAACAACCCACTAGGGCGTTGTCCTGTTGTGGTGGCCCGCAAACCTTCCTTCGACGGTCAACAACGTGGACAATTTGATGATGTGCTTTGGGTACAGATGGCTCGTGCGAAGTTTGCGCTACTCTCACTTGAAGCAGCCCACAAAGCTGTTGAAGCCCCACTGTTCGTACCATCGGATATCCAACACTTCCCCATCGGTGGGGACGCAATCATCCGCACCCGTGAACCACAAAACGTGCGACGTGCGCCAATCGAAATGCCACAATCCGCGTTCGCCCAAGCACAATCCCTAGACCAAGAAATGCGAAACGGGGCACGCTACCCCGAAGGCCGCCAAGGAAACATTGACGCAAGCATCATCACAGGTCGCGGCGTACAAGCACTCATGGGTGGCTTTGACACCCAAATCAAAACCGCACAGGACGTTCTTGCTGACACGTTTGTTGAAGTTATACAAATGTGTTTCGAACTTGACACCATGTTGTTCCCCCTTGATAGCAAGGAAATCAAGGGACAGCAGAATGGTAATCCTTACACCATCAAGTATGTTCCTCAGCGCGACATTGGAACTGAGACTGGTGTTGAGGTAACTTACGGTTTGATGGCTGGTCTTGATCCTAACCGCGCATTGGTTTGGTCGTTGCAGGCTTTGGGTGCTGACCTTGTTTCCAAGTCGTTTGTTCGACGCAACTTGCCTAACTCAATGAATGTTAAGACTGAGGAAGAACTCATTGACGTGGAGCGTTTGCGTGAAGCAGGGTTCCAGGGTGTTGCTGCTTATGTGCAGTCCATTCCTGCTATGGCTGCCCAGGGGCAAGACCCCACTGATGTTGTTACTAAGCTTGCCTCAATCATTGAAGCCCGTAAGAACGGCACTCCGATTGAGACTGCGATTGCGGATGCTTTTGCTCCGCCACCACCACCGCCTTCCCCTCAGACGGAAGCAGGTGTAGCCGGTCAGCAGATGCCTAACGAACTTGGCTCTCCCGGTATGCCTGCCCCTGAGGGGACACCTTCTGGTATGCCACCTGGTATGCAAGAAACTGGACTCCCGCAGGGTGTTGCACCTGGTCAAGCGGGTATGGCTCCTGGTGGTCGTCCAGATATGCAGACTCTCCTTGCTGGGTTGTCTGCTTCCGGCGCACCGAACCTTTCGGCTAGCGTTGTCCGCCGCCAACCGGCGTAACAAGATAGGAAAACAATATGGCTAAGAAGATGCCGAGTTTCGGCTCTCAGGGCACTGCTGCTCCGGTTAATACGGCAGAGCCAATCAAGGCAGGTATGGCTACTGACACGGATCGTAGTGCGTCTGGCCCAAGCGTAACTCAGGCTGGGGTTCAGGTTCCTGGTGTTGGTAACAACGACAAGCGTAAGGTTAAGTAGTGCCAGGGATGGGGCCTGTGAAGCCCGTCCGCAAGCCCAAGCCGTTCAAGGCTGGTAAGCCTGTTAAGGCTAAGCCGGTTCGCAAGGGCAAGGTTTACTAAATTAGTTCTATTTTGATTGAGGTGAAACATGGCAGAGCAAGGTGGTTACAGAAAGCCTAGCAATCCTGCTCCTGTTTCAGGGCCGGGGTCGCTGTCGCAACGTACTGATGGTGGCCCTGGTCAACCTGTTCGTGAAGTTCCTGCCGCCTATTATGGCGAGCGTCAAGAGATGCGTGATATTCAGGGTGGTGCTCAGATGGCTCAAGGCTCTATGCCCACAGGAAGCCCTACGATGCCTTCTAACGGCATGACCCCCCCTTCTGCGCCTATGACCCCAGGTCAGGGCGTTACGCCCCTCACAGACCCAACTGAGCGCCCCGATGAACCCGTCACTGCTGGAGCAGCACTGGGCCCAGGCCCAGGTACTGAGGCTTTAGGTTTGCCTTCGTCAAACGAGGATGCACAACGACTTTTGAAGTACCTTCCGGCCATCATGCGTCAGGCTGAAACACCTGATTCTGGTCAGCAGATCAAAATGCTTGCACAGTATTTGCGGGGTATCTCAAATGGACAATAACTCCATGAGTTTCTGGGATCGTCTGGGTATGTACTTGGACGCTGTTGGTATTGGTGAAGCTGGTACGGCGTGGGATCTTGCTGGCGCACCCATGCCGGATCAAGACCACCGCGATTTTGCTATGCTCCTGGTTGGGGGTCAGCCTAAGTGAGTTTGTGGCAGGATTTTAAGGACAGCCTTTACAATAAGGTTACTGGTGGCGACGGTTTCCAAACATCCGACTTAACTCGATTCACCCAACCCTTAATGCAGGGCAGTGTTGGTATTGGTTCGGCCATTGACATTTTTAAGGGAATTGAACCTATCCGTGCCTCGGCATCTGAGGCTGTTGCTAAATCAAGTGACCCATTTGTTTCTTCTGTTGCAACTAAGTATGAAGCCGCGCAGGGACGGGCACTTGAATCTGTTGCGCTTCCTTACCGTTACGGTGTATCTCGCCCACTGACAACAGCGATGATGGCCATTGACCCTGGCCGCGAGCGTTTAACCGGTAGTAGTTTAGGTGAACTTGGTAACTTGTGGAACGCTTCTGAGTATGTTTCCCCGGGTCAGGAAATTGTTGCCGGTTTCAATAACTACATTGGCGATAAGAATGATTCTTCTGCACGCGAGCAGGTTAATGCCGCGATTAAGCAACGTCAACGTCTAAAAGACTTTGAAAACAACTGGGCCGCCAATGTTGTTTCTGGTGGTTCAGACCTTGCGTTCAACTGGTATCTTGACCCCCTGAACCGTTTAGGTCAGGTTACAAAGGAAGTTAAGTACGCCCGTAGTAATCAGAGCATTGCCAAAGAGACTGAGCAGATTGCGGAAAAAACGGGTACTGCTTGGGACACTATCAAGTGGTTAACTAAAACTGGCGACGTAACCACTATCAATAATTTTCTTAAAGGAACTAACCCACAACTTGCTAGTGCTTTTTCTCAGTCAACCAGTGAATCGGAAACTGCACTAATCTGGATGGCTTCGCGCGGAAACAAACAGGCCATTGATGAACTTGCTAAAACTAAAACTGTTCTGGCTAGAGAAATTGAAGCCAATAGAAGTATGTTTGGTTTTGCAAAAGTTAGCGGATACCCAATGTCGCCTAACTGGGATGATGCTATTCAAAAAGAATACGATGGACTTCTTTATCGTGACGAGTTTCTTGCAAACGCTATTGCTACCGCTCGAACCAATGTTGCGGTAAGGGCCACTAAGGGTCAGGACTTGAGTATTGGAACAGCTCAAGGTTTAACTAGGTTTGGTCAAGATGCAGCTATGGCCAGACAGCGTAGTGCTTTTGAAAGGGCTGAGGCAAAAACCCGCGCGGCGTTCGGTGTTGATGAAACTATTGTTCCACAAACCTTTTATGTTGGCGAAGGCGCTCGCAAGGTTAACGTATGGAGCAGGGCTCCCCGCCTACAACAAGCCGTCGGTTCCGCATACAACCAGGGTAGTGCCACTGGTATTTTTAATTTACAAGGGGCTAACGCATCTGATGGTGCTGTTGAGTTGCAGGCAAACCTACGCAGTGGCCCCCTTCGTGATTTGTTTACTGGTGAAGAAAGCTTGGCCCGCGTTAATTATTTCCTTAACGCACCTAACACAGGCGCACAGAACGCCATACTTGAGAAGATCGAAAAAGAGGGTGTTGAGTTAATCGCCAAAAAGTATGGCATCACAGATCAAGCCACTATTGATATGGTCAAAGACTTTATTGTTAGCAACAAAAACGGTTCCGTTCAGCAAGTGCTCAAAGATGGCAAAGCAACATGGGTTGATGAGGGTGGCGATATCAACATTGCCCCTTTCCTTGAAACTCAAACGCCAGACACTTACGTTATGCTTAACTGGAAAGAAGTGGATAGCGCGATGCGCAACGCCGCTGAGGGACTTTCTGGCCCCCAACTTGGGGCTAGGAGTGCTGGCGAAAAAGCGACCTACGCTTACGAAGCTTTTAACTCCGTGTGGCGACCGGCTGTTCTGTTCCGTTTAGGTTACCCTGTTCGAAACGTCAGTGAAGGTTGGTTCCGGTTCGCTTCCGTGACTAATGCGATGATGGCTGCGGATCAACTTATCCCTGGTGTCCGCAACTTTGCCAAGAACCGTAAGAATGGTTTCATTGCCAAGCAGTTTGGTAAAGACATTGACCAGGAAACGCAAGACTTGATTGATGAGTTGCAGGGGCACATCGCTGCCCGTCTCCAGATCCGTGGTATTGACGCTTCGGCTGTTGCTCGTGGGGAAAAGGTTGACCTATCATCTATTGGCACGTTGGATGAGGTGACCAGTGAGCTTGATATGGTTCACAGAAACCGCCAATTAGTTATTGAAGATTATCTTAAAGAGGGCAAGTACCGGATCGGTGCTGGTGTAAAGTCTTACAAAGGCGTGGACTACGACGACACCTTTGTTGGTACTGGTGGTCGTTACTTGCGTGAACTTAGTTCTTCTGAAAGAACGACACAGGCCACCCTCGGTGGCCCTGGTCAAATGGTAACTGGTCTTTCATCTGGTCAGGTTAGGGCGAAGGTTCCAACCCGCGTCAACCCGTCTGACGGAAACTACGTTACTGCTTTAGCTGATGTTGTTAACACTCAGTTCCGTAACTCTTACCTGTATCAGCGTGTCATTCGCGGTGATAGTGAGAAAGATATCGCTAAGTGGTTGAATGATCCGGTTGACCCACAGGCTGCGTATGTTCGTGGGGAACTTGGATTAAAGCTTAATAGCAACATGAGCATGACTGTTCGAAATGTTGCCGATGTTGTTGAGCGTTACCTTCCAGATGCCGAGTTGCGTCTAAACGCTGCCTTACGCGACCTAACACCAGATGACATTAGCAAGGCTATGTCTAAGACTGGTTTTGTTCAGGTTGATGCAAAGACCCTTCAAGGTGCCCAGAAGTTTCTTGACAATCCAGCCGTTGACGCCCGCCTTGCAAAGATTGACGGTCAACTAAAAGACTATTATGAGCGTGTAACAACTTCGGAACGCAAGGGCTATGTTTTTGCTGACGTAAAAAAACTTGAAGCAAACAAAACTAAGTACACCGATGAATTGCGTAGTATCCGCGAGATCCGTAACGGTGAAGGTTTCAGTTCACTTAGTCGGGCTAAGCGTCGTGACTACTTTAATCGTGAACAAAAAGTAATTCAGATTCTGCAAAAGAACAGTGCAAGCATTGAGAAGCAAAATGTTATACTCAAGCAACTTCAAGACGTTGGCGCCCCAAGGGCCGCTAAGTATGGCGAGAAGATCCGTAAGCTTGAGGCAGAGTACGATGAGATTCTTGCAAGACAGAATCGTGCTGCCGCAATTACGGGTAAGCCTCTAAAGAGTGCTGAGCGTAAGGTTTATGCAACACAAGCTGAGTTGATGGCGACGAAGGCCGAGTCTGGTGTAAGAAAAATTTATGATGGCACGTTCAAGGTTATTACTTTCAGAAATGGTCAACGTGTTGAGAAGTCTTTTGCTGATGAGAAAAAAGCAAACGCTTACTTTAAGAACAATCCCCCATCCGAGGGTATCGGTCAACCTGTTAGGCCAATAGCAAAGACTAGCGTTAAGCCTCTTGATGGCCCAGGTACTGCTTACCGTGATGTTGATGTTCCACTGAATAGGGCTGATGCTGAGGCTTCAACTCAGGGTGGTGGAGCGTACGGTGGTGCTTTCCCTGAGGGTCAGGTTGACTGGAATGTTGCTACTGTTCGTGGTGCCGATGGCAACCCGTACACTGTTGCAACTAAGGGTGGGGAATGGAAACGCTGGCAACCCATTCATGGTAAAGAAATCATGGACACCATTAAGGAACCAGGAACTAAGAAGGCTCTCGCTCGTCAACGCGACCGAATCTTCAAGTACATCGGTTCCTTGCCTGAGGACACTTTGCTCCGTCACCCATTTGTGAACGTGCGTTACAACCAGTATATGCGTCAAGCCATTGATGATGCTGTTGCTCAGGGTGGGAAAGATATGAGTAACGCTGAACTGCAAGCTTTGAGCCGTTCGGCCCGTGAGTATTCGTTGCGTGAAGTGAAGCGAACCTTGTACACCATTGATCGTTACACTCGTGGTGCCGAGTATCTTCGGTTTGTTTCACCGTTCTTTGCGGCTTGGGAAAACACTACCCGTACATGGGGTCGAATCATGTTGAATGACCCTTCTGTTGCGGCCCGTGCCTACCAAGTAATCACAGCCCCTATCCGTGCTGGTTGGGTTGTTGACGAGAATGGTGTTCCTGTTGAGTTTGATGGTCGTTTGCCGTCAAAGGAGTGGTCATTACAACTCCAGGTACCCACTGGTGTTGCAGATAAGATCCCTGGTCTTAAGGGTCACGAAACAATGCGCTTCAACCTTAAATCTTTGAACGTGGTTTTCCAGGGTGAAACGATTTTCACCCCTGGTGTTGGCCCACTTGTTCAGATACCCATATCTGAGGCCATTAAGATTGACGATAACGCGGCAACACGCCTACTTGGTGAAGTTACTTTAACTACTGGTGTATCAACAACCCGTGGTTCAGCAGATCTGATTACTCCGGCGTGGATGCGTAGGGCTTTGTCACTGTACATGAAAGAAAACGCATCAGATTACTCGCGTGACTTTACCATGTTGTACCAACAGCGTAGGTTTGAACTGCAACAACAAGGTATCGAACCACCGAAAGATCTTCTTGAACGTGTAAAGAACGAGACTGATCGTTTCTATGTTATGCGTACGTTTGCTAACCTTATTCTTCCCGCTTCACCGCAGTTCGGTATCAAGCCGGAGTACCAACAGTACGTTGACAAGTGGCGACAGTACCAACAGCAGGGTACGATTGAGGGTGTAACGGCAGCTGAGCGTTACCGTAAAGACTTTCCAGAGTATTTTGCTTTTGGTTTCTCCACTTCGGAAAACACTACTGGTGTAACATCAACTAGGTCTGCTCGTAAAAACGCTGAGCGTTACGGCTCCACCATTTCTTCGGTGCTTGCGATCCCTGGTGTTGATCCTGGTGTGCTTGGGGCTTTGCTGAATAACCCTGATGACACTTCTTTCGACCAGTACACTGGTGCTTGGCAGACAAATCGGCAGGTTACCCCAGGTATTGATGTTGATTACCGTTCGCAGAGGTCTCCGAAGGAAGCAGCAGACCAACCTTACATTGCTAAGGGCTGGGATGATTTCATTGCTATGGATAATAAGACTAAAGCTTTGCTTGCTTCTAAGGGTTTGAAGTCTTTCAGTGCTAATGGTGCTGAGGGTTTGCAGTCTTATCGCCGTGATTGGTTGGCTTGGGCTCAACGAAATAATCCTGCTTGGTTTGTTTCTTATAGTCAGCGTGATGAGAACCAGTTCAATGCTAATGCTCAGGCTTTCAGTCGTGCTTTGGAAGATCCTAAGTTTTCTGGTGACAAGAAGAACGATGCTGCTTGGAAGGCCATTGGTTCTTACTTGACAACTCGTGAGGAGTTGAAGCAGGAACTTGCTTCACGACAGGCCGGGGGTGGTTCAGCTACTTTGACTTCTGCATCTAATAGCGATCTTGCTGCTTTCTACACTGATTATGTGGCTTGGCTTAACCGCCAGTCGCCTCGTGCTTCCGAACTTTTTACCCGTTACTTTGATGGTGAGTTTGGTAGAATCGAACAACTAACCCAACAACAACAGGTAGGTGCTGCGTAATGCCTGACGATGAGCCAGACATCAAAAATTATAATGGTATAAGCGGTGGAGTAGCAAACCCGTCATCAGCATCGCCTTTGGTTTATTGGGGAACCACACCAATAGAAGAATACTCCACTTCCCAAAAGGTTGGTATTGCTCTTGGTGTGCCAATCGGCCCAGGCGTGGATAAAACTTTTACTTCGGATGAAGCCGACGGCTACTTCCTTTCAAGTGTTCTATCAAACCCACAACTGTTGGAAGAATACCGTAAAAGGTTTTCTGATGTTGGACTAGATGTATCTGATAATCAAAAACTTCGGCGGGCTTGGCAGACTGCTGTTAACTGGGCTAGTGACTCCTATGTTAAGGGTGGTCGCAAGATTACTCCTTGGGATGCCATTGATGAACTTGGTGCATCGAATGGTGGCGCTAGTGAAGCGAACCGTTTTAAGACGACAACTGTAGAAAATGTTAACGACACAAATGTTAAGGTGGATCTTTCTTCTGCACAAACGGCCCGTTATTATCTTGAGGCGCAGATGGCTAAAGCCGTCGGTAGGGCACCAACCAATGATGAGATTGCTAATTTCCGTGAAGCATTGAACCAGATGGAACAATCTAACGCTGTTGTTTCTCGTACGACCGGTACGAGGACTAATGCAAGGCAGGGAACAGAAGCTACCGATGCGTCCGGAACCACTACAAATGTTACTGGTGTTTACAGTTCTGATAATACGAGCACTGTTCAAACTGGTGGTATGCAACGCGATCAGTACGCCCTTGATTTTGCCCGTTCAGCAGACGACTATGCTGAGTATCAGGCAGCAACAACCTACATGGACGCAATGTTCCAAGCTATTCAGAGTCCGGTGAATACATAATGGCACTCACTCCCCCGAAGCAAACGCAACCAGGAAGCCTTTCAGGCCCACGACCTGCACCCGTGAAAGCGGTGGCTAACGATGCTGATATTGACCAACTCATTGCGGCTAATGTACGCAAGCGTAAAGCTGCTGATGCTGCCAAAAAGAAGAAGGCTGCTGTTGCACCTGTCCTTACCCCTGACTTAACTAACACGCAGGCTGGTATTGACTGGTTGAACATGACTGAGTATGGGACTCCAGTTTCAACTGGTGGTTCAACTGGTGGTTCAATGGGTGGTGGTGGTTCACGCGTTTCTGCCACTGGTGCTGGTATGGATCGTGTCCCCCCAAAGGACAAGCTTGATCCTACTGAACTTGCGGAGTTGTATGGTTTTGCTTCCGCTGTTCTACGATCAAACAAAGAGATCAGTGCGTTGTTCGACAAAGCTATCGCTGGGGATTATTCTAAAGAACAATTTATTGCACGGTTTAGAAGCACCAAGTACTACAAGAACAATAGTGAAAAGTGGAGAACCACAGAAGCACTACGTTTAACTGATCCTAAAACGTATCAAACAGAATGGAACGCTGCTAAAGCCGAAGTTTCCACCACGGCTTCGGCCCTTGGTGCAACGCTTAGCGAAGCAACTTTAACTAAAGTTGTTAATGCTTACTACCGGCAAGGCTACAATCCACAGCAACTTAACACTCTCCTATCGCGCTACATCTTTGTCAAGGATGGTGTTCTTGGTGGTCAGGCTGGGAAGAACGCACAAGACTTGAAAGAGTTGGCTCGTGCCAACGGTATGCAGTACAACGGCGACTGGTTCAACAACGCTTCACGGTCAATCATTGCTGGTAAGAGCACGATCCAGGACTACGAGAACACCATTCGTATGCAGGCCGCTTCTGCTTTCCCTGTTTATGCCGAGCAGATCAAGTCCGGCCAGAACGTGGCCGACATTGCTTCACCATACATTCAACGTATGAGTGCTTTGCTTGAGGTTGACCCTGGTGGTATTGACTTGTTTGACAGCCAGATCCGTGAAGCACTTTCTGGTCGAAACCCTGAGAACGGCAAAGCTCAGGCTAAGTCGTTGTGGCAGTTTGAAAATGATATCCGCAAGGATGAGCGTTGGTTGAAAACAAATAATGCTCGTGAAACTTTCTCTAGCGCAACTGCGGGGATCTTAAAGTCTTGGGGTTTCGGTGGCTGAATCAGCAGAAGTTCAGGCGTGGCTTGACTACTTTAATTACACCAATCCAGGTACGGGCAGTAAAGCTGGTATCAGTGAGACATTCTTGGCTTATGCCAGAAGTAACGCTAACCAGGGCAAGAAGCCACCAGCACTTACTCTAACGGCTAAAGATCAAAACTACTACGAGGATATGCAGTCCCAGTTCCGTTCTTACGGCATTGATGATCCAAGTGGAACACTTGCTAAAGAACTTTTTGATCTTCTGGTCAAGGGGTACTCCGGTGATGCACTTGATTTGAAGTTGCGCGATACCGAGGCTTACCAGAAAAGATTTGCTGGTAACAAGGGCTTGAGGGACAAGGGTTTTAATACTTATAGCCCAGCCCAATACATTTCCGTTGAAGATTCTATGCGTGAATCAATGGGCTACTATGGTATCCCTAAGGAAATGCAAACCAAAGATTACCTTGCTGGTATTATTGGTAACGCAATCTCGGCAAAAGAATTAACTGACCGAGTGGCCAGTGCAGCACAAGTCGTGTACTCATCGCCCGCATCGGTGCGTGACGAGTACGTTAGAATGTACGGCATTAGTTCGGGAGATCTGATTGCTGGTTTCCTTGACCCCAAGGTTGCTGAACCAATTATCCAGAAGCGTGTCGCCACCGCAACTGTTGGTGGTGCCGCTAAAGACCAGGGTGTTCAAACGAGTCTGGCCGAACAGATCGCTACTGCAACACCAGACATTACTTACACGCAGGCAGCGCAAGGATTCGCTGAGGCACAACAACTTGGTGTTCGTGGTGAAAGGTTGTCAAGTATCTACGGCGACCAGTATGGTATTCAGGAAGCAACCCAGGAAACCTTTGGTTTGGCTGGTGCGGCTAAGGCTGAGACCACTAAGAAGAAGCTTGCCAGTAAGGAACGTGCCGCGTTCAGTGGTTCCTCTGGTATCCGTGCTGGTTCCCTGGCCCAGGACAATAAGTCCCTTTAAGAATTAAAGCAGGTAACACCGGGCTTCCCCACCAAGTGCTACCTGCTTCTTGAGTACACAGTAACACCTGGCTGAACGTGGCGCAAGCCGACAGCCCCATAAGCCTCTCGCAGACCTACCGGCCCTGCGGAGAGTATGAGAGACCGGTAGTAACAGCCAATCACCCTTCCCCTGCGGTGGTTGAGGGTTGCGTAAACCATAACAAGTAAGGGAGACGTTGCGATGAGCAACAACCAATGGAACGAGTTCGACGATGAAACGTATGGCGATGACGGCGACGGCCCGAAGGCTTTGCGTGATGCACTCAAGAAGGAACAGAAGGAACGTAAGCAGTTGGAAGAACAACTTGCTTCGCTTCAAAAGTCCTCTCGTGAGCGTACGTTGAAGGAAGTCCTGAATAGTAACGGTATCAATCCTGCTATTGCTAAGTTCATTCCATCTGATGTGGCTGATGAATCGTCGGTTAATGATTGGCTCGTTGAAAACGCGAGTGTCTTTAACCTTAACCTTGGCGGATCTAATGAGGAAGCACCGGCTCCCACCGGTTCAAACCCTTTCGATCTAACGGGTACGGTCACTCCACCTGTGGGTGTTTCGCAACAGCAGGCTGATGCTTTTACGACCATCAGTCAGACCAGTCAAGGATCTGCTCCTATGACTTCTCAGGGTGCTGCTCTGGCCGCGATCCAGAACGCTGCTACCCCCGAAGAATTGAATCGTTTGTTGACTGGACGCTGATGGCTTTAACCCATCCAATGTCTGTTTGAAAGGTTGTGAATTATGGCTAATACCTATACCGGTACAGTCGATATTAGCACGACCCAGGACGGTATCACCAACCTCGTAACAACCGCTTATGACAAGTACGTTGAGTTCGCTCTGCGTAGTCAGCCGTTGTTCCGTCAGGCCGCTACTAAGCGTCCGGTTGATGTATCCCATGCTGGTGCCTCTGTTCGTTTCCAACGGTATGTTGACCTTGCTGCTGCTACCACCGCGTTGACTGAGAACGAAGATCCTGACGCGGTTGCACTTGCCAACACCACCTATGTTGACGTTACCCTCAACGAGTACGGTAACTCCGTCCTCACCACCGACAAGCTTGTGTTCGAATCCTTGTCAGATGTTGACCCTGCTATCGCAAACATCATTGCGTACAACCAGGTTGACACTCTTGACCAGTTGGTTCGCACCGTGCTCATCGGCGGTACTAACGTGATTCGTTCTGACGCTGATGCTGTCAGCACGCAAGCACTGAACTTGTTGACCACTGGTGACGACTTCTCGTCAGCACACGTCCGCTACACGGTTGCTAAGCTCCGTGGCAACAACGCCCTGCCGTTGGCTAATGGCCTGTACGGTTGCTACATCCACCCCGACGTTTCGCACGACCTTCGTGCCGAGAGCGGTGCTGCTGGATGGCGTTCACCACACGAGTACTCAGGTGCATCTGACATCTGGGGTGGCGTGCTTGGTGTTTACGAAGGCGCGTTCTTCATTGAGTCGCCTCGTACCTACATCGGTGCTGATGGTGCTTCTTCGAAGAAGGTTCACCGTACGCTTATGATGGGTCAGCAGGCTCTTGCTGAGGCTGTTGGTTACGAGCCACAGGTTGTTGTTGGCCCCGTCACTGACAAGCTGATGCGTTTCCGCCCTGTGGGTTGGAAGGCTTTGATCGGTTGGGCTCGCTACCGCGAGGAAAGCCTGTTCCGCATCGAAACCACTTCAACTATCACTGCGTAATAATCGCTGTTTAGTGGTTGTGCTTTGTTCCCCATCATATTGTGGGTGGGGGGCATTGCACTTCTACTAAGTAAGGAATAAAATGTTTGAACAGAATGTTTTTGTAATTCAAGTATCAACCTTAAGGAGAAATGGTGGCTAGTTCATACCCTACCGGTTTGGATTCTTTGGCGAAACCAACGGCATCGACGTTGGAAAATGCCGCTGGGTTCGAACATGATGTTGTTCATACTAAAGAGGCTGAGGCTATTGAGGCTGTTCAGGCCACGTTGGGAACAAACCCTCAGGGTGGGTCTGCAACGGTTGATGCCCGCCTTGATACGCTTGCGGTGGACAGCGACGTTGTTCATAAGGCTGGCACTGAGACCATTGCCGGTATCAAAACATTCACGGACAACGTCTACGCGAATGGTTCGTCAGCAAACCGTTACTTTATTGCAAACGCTTCCGACACGGGCGCTGAACGCACAGTAGGTATGCAATTTCAGCGGCGTGGTTCGCTTCGGTGGATTGTTGCTAAGAATCAAACCGCAGAGTCGGGAAGTAACGCGGGAAGCGATTTTACTATTATCCGCTATGACGATTCGGGCGCACAGTTGGGAACCACCTCATCGCTCAGTATTATCCGAAGCACTGGCGAGAATCGGATTGGTGAAACAACCGCTGGCGTCGCACACCTACGCCTTGACCGTTCCGCAGGTAACGTCAGCATCATCACCGGCACAGGTTTCCCCGAAGGTGTTGTCACCGCCCCTGTCGGAAGCATGTACACCGACACCGCAGCGACTAATGGTGCGATCCGTTGGATCAAAGCCACTGGTAGTGGCAACACGGGGTGGAAAGTTGAGTACGGTGACACGGGTTGGCGCAACCTGAATGCTACTTCGCTGTCTAACGGTTGGGCCTATTACGTAAGCTATTTCCGTATGAGGCGTGTCAACCAAGAAGTTTATTTGGGGATGTATTTGGACGCCACTTCGGCCACCTCTGACACTGTGGGCTCATCACTTATCCCAACGGGTTTCCGCCCAAGTGCTGCCCAGACGATTATAGCCGCACCTCGTGGCATTGGGCGTGACCAAACGAACGTCGTGAATATGGAACCAACAACTCTTTACGTTCGTAGCCGGATCGCTGACGGCAATGCTGTTTACATTGACACCAACTACCCAACGACCGACGCTTGGCCCGCTACCCTTCCAGGTACCGCTGCTTAGGGGTATGTGATGGCCGATGAAAGGAATCAAAATGTCTGAACAAAATGTTATCGCTCAACTGGTTGCCACGGCAACAATGGAAATCACACCTGCTGCATCTACTACCGAGAATGAGGAAACGAAATGACCGTTGGTCTCTCCGCCGCTAACACGGCTAACAAGTTGCTTAACACGATTGGCCGTACGGGCACCACGTTCACGGCTGGTTCACTGTATGTTCAGCTGCACACTGGTGACCCTGGGTCTGCTGGTACTGCTAATGCTTCTGCTGTTACCACTCGTTATGCCGCCACTTTTAGTGCTGCTTCTGCTGGTTCAATGGCTCTTACTTCTATGGGTGGCACTTATGCTATGACTGGTACTGAGACGATTAGCCACATTAGCCTGCATGACGCTTCGACTGCCGGTAACTTTCTGTGGTCTGTTGCGTTGACTGCAAGCAAGTCTGTGATTAATGGTGACACTTTGTCGCTAACCTCACTCACGCTTGCCTTCACACCAATCGCGGCCTAGTCATGGATGAGGCCCAGGTGCTTGCGTTGTTGCAACAAACTTTGGCTGACGCTGACGTGACGGATTTGCGCACAATCCGGTTGGCTGCGTTGGAGTTGGCTGTTGCGCACATTGAGCCACCGCCCGCGTTTGTCCCTGTGGACTTGGCAACGATCAAGGAACGTACTCGTTCAGCGTGGGGACTGGATTACGCCACGATCCTGAACGAGGCGGCAGTGACGTATGCGGACACCACGTTGACCGCGCCAGAGGTATTGACCGAGATCGCTGACACTTTAACCGCTTAGGAGTTATCTGATGGCTTCTGCACAGTGGTTGCTCAACGATACGAGTGTCACCACCAGTTCCTTTTGGACGGCTGAATCTGGCAGTTCGTACAAACTAAAGAACGTCACTGGGTCGACTTGTTTCAGAACCACTTCAAGTCCAACACCGTATGAGGGTGCTGGTTGCTACACTGGTGCTGGCGGCAATTACCTGGCGCGTTTACGAACGTCAGCAGATGCTGAAGTCACGGGCGTAAATTATGAGGATTACTACTTCTACCGCACAAACTCTAACCTAACGATCTGTGGCGTAACTTACAACGACTCTACCGTTGAGTATTCCTATGTGCAGTTCAATACAAATAACACCTTCTCAATTGTCACGTTTGACACGGCGTTAGGCGAAACCTACCGAACCACAAGTGCAGCAGTGGTTCCTTCTGGGTCTTGGTTCAGGATACAAGTCAAGCGTGTGGCAACAGGGATCACCGAAGCCAAACTGTTCAAAGACTCAGACATAAACGGCACGACCCCTGCCGCGACAATCACTTGGACACCGACTTACTCCAACTATCAATACACCGCGACCGGCTCTGGTGATTTTGGCTGGATTGACAACATCAAGTTTGATGACACCTCCTACCCGACTCGTGCCGTTGTTGTAACTGCTGCTGCCGCTGGTAGCGCTACCGCGACTGGCACCGCGGCAATGTCTAATGCCAGGGTGGGTGCTGGCACTGGTACAGGTACCGCAACTGGTACTGGTGCCGCTTCGCGTGGTCAGTCTGTAACTGGT